GCTGTTTGAAGATTAGCTGCTCTAACGTTACCTTGGTAAATACCGCCTCGTGCTCTTGCTTCAAGAGCTTGGTTTCTTTGAGCGACACCGTAATCCTTCACGAGAGCCTGATATTCAAATGATTCTCTGTCTGCCATCATAAAATCGAAAGGCATGTCTTCATTTTCAAACTTGCCTTCTATAATCAAATGCTTTTTTACATCTTGCGCTCTTTCAATATCTCTGTTACGGTTATTCTGCTCCATGTCCATGCGGTTCAACTTAGCATTATATGCAGCGGTAGCTTTGGCTGCCTTTGCTTGATTAGCTTGGCCTATCATAGTTACAGCTGTTGATGCAACAATCATACCTATTGCTATTGTTGCTTTTACCGCGCCTGGCATTTGATTACCTCTTCTTTAGTATATAACCAATGAGAATCGGATACGGCTACTCCTTGTTTTTTACATTGAGTAATAACTTCATCCGTCCATTCTTTTTTTATTGTTCTTGGATTTGGACCCCATTCTTCAACTATAGTTCCAGCTACTTCTATTCCACTTAAGTTTAATTTACCCATGGGTCCAGTCATTGGGCCGAAAGAAACTAATCTTTTAGCTTTTATATTTCGTAAACAGTCGATTCTCCATCTATACCTGGCTTCTTCAACAGTAACTCCAGCTGTTATATTATCAGACCATTTTAACTGTTTAGAAGATAAGTATTCCATTCGTTCAGCTCTTTTAGTTACTACTTCAAAAGAGTGCCAAATAGCTTTATTCATTACTTTAAAAACATCTTTTATGAAAGGTAATGTTATAGCTTCATGGAACAGGTCACTTCCGACTGCTACTGTATATATAGTAGGTGTTTTATTTAATATAGGATCTAATAATCTACCCTGATGTTCTATTGGATGATAATCTAATCCTTGTTCATGATATTCCCAGTAAGATGGGCAGTTGTCACAACCAGGGGTTATGCGTTCGCATCCACTAGTAATCATCCAGTTATCATTATTCATTCAACTATCCTAGCAAATCTATAAAAATCTTCTTTATCCATACTGTATTGTTTCATTAATCCTTCGTTTTTGAATCCAAAAAACTCAGCGAATCTTATTCCTTGTTTAAAATCTTTTAAAACTACAGCTTGAATCCTGTGATACTTTTTCTTGTTCATTATATCATTTAAAATGTGTTTCATTAACTTTAAAGCTAATTTTTTTCTTTTAAAAGCGTCTGGAGCTAAATACATCCATATATCAGCAACTCCATCCCATAAAGGAGTAAACCCTCCACAACCAACTATTTGACCATCTTGTATACCTGTCCACGATTGAGACCAACGCTCTATTGCTTTTGCGTCCTGTTCAGATATCCTAAAAGCTAAACCCATCCCATTAATATGATCGAAATCAAGCCAGTTAAGGTGCCAACTTTCGAAACTTACGAGCCTGCCTGGCTGACGCTTCATATACGTGTTGTTGACAAGTTAGAGAAGAAGAATCTATCCAATCTCCATTGTCTAATCTTTTTATCCATAAACAATCGCAATTTGTACAATTAATCCATTCATGTACATGTGTAAATATATAATCTTTCCAATAGTCTAAGTAAATAGATCCACAAGTTGGACATCTACTCATCGTTTTTGTATTTCAGCCCTAGGTCCTATTGCTACTAGTGTGAATGGTAATGGTTCGTCATGTATAACTGTTACTTTAGCTTGTCGTTCATGAGGACCGTTAAAGTTTAGTATTCTATCACCGGTTTCTAATGGTGGAGAACTATCCATTGGGTTTAATCCTGATCTTGTTAATATTCGTTCTAGATTAGTTTCGCTAGGGCCAATTTGCCCTCCTAATGACTTATATAATCTAAGCAACACTTCTGATATTCGTTTAGTTTTACCTTGAGAAGTACCTGTGGCCATAGCAGCATCTAATGGTAAGGTTACTAGTTTAGAAGTATATCCTAATCCGACGTGACATCTCGTAGTTGTTCTATCTAAAGTTATCTGACCAGAGGATACCGTTTTGTTAGCATGGGTAGCTCCTTCTGACATTATAGTAACTACTTCTCCTTCTAAATGAGATAATCCTGTAATAGTATTAGCAGCAACTCCTGAGTATGAGAGGCCTGAGTCAACGAAGAACGCGTCGTTTTTATCGGTCAATGTAGTAGGTTCAAACCGCTCTTCTAAGAACTCTACGTATCTATGGGTTGCTCCATTGATGGTTCTTTTAACAATCATATATAGAGTATCAAAGGTTCCACCAATTCCAGGAATAGCAGCTAACGATTCAACTTCGACGCCAGTACCTCCTAGTATCTGTTTATGCCAAGCAATAACGTTTTCATCTCTCTTATAAGTCATAGAGATAAGGGAGCCATCTGTTAAGATACAGTATACTATGCTATCTGGTTCAGATATATATTCTACGTGAGCTATTCCTGGTTTCGTAATATGCTCAGCAAGCAGTGATAGATTAGCCGATAAATGCTTGTCTTTTTCAAAACTGAAACTTAGTTCTCTTATCTTTAATGTTGATCTAGAAACATATAAAATAGAGTCACCTGCAGGAGATGGAGATATATTAGTTGCACCGTCTCTTGTTTGTTTATCAACTTTAACTTTAGTTGGTGAAAATACTTCTGTAGTAGAGCCAGACCATATTTTAAAAGGTCCGTCACTAGTACCTGCAAACATATCTGCGTTATCTACAACTAACCAATAGATCGCATTTACCTGGTTATCTGTAATAAGTCTATTAACGGCACTTGAATCTACTACTGTACCATCTCGTATTGTTGGCTTATGGCTATTAAAATCATTTGATCTTGAACACCAGAAAGCATTTGGTTCAGCTGTTGTATTACAGAAAACTAGTCGATTATTAAAAAAGGTAGGTTGACCTGATGGCCAATTATTAACATACCAAGAACCAAGGCGCCAAGTAGTTACTGCGCTTGTATCAACGTAGTCAGAATCGCTATCAACTATTACAGTAGCGCTTGTAGTCGTAGTGATTACCATAGAACCTGTTGCCGTGGTACCACTCGGTGGATCTGAAAATACAATAGTCCCGATAGATGAATATTCAGAACCACCAGCCGTTATTGTAATAGAAGATACTGCACCAGCTGTAAGAACAGCTGTAGCTGTTGCTCCTGAACCTCCGCCTCCTGAAATAGTAATCGTTGGAGGAGATGAGCCATATCCAGAGCCGCCACCAGCGATAGTAATAGAAGATACGACTCCTGTGAAAGCAGTTATTTTAGAAGATCCCCAAGCAGATCCTTGTTTAATTCTTACGTTTCTACCAATATCATTTGAAGAAAATAAAGTAGTAGAAGCTGTAAGAGTAATATTACCTGTAGTTGCTGAAGGAGCAATAGTTGTAGCAGTTGTATTTTCATCTAAGTAAGGACCATCGCCATAGTCATAATCAGTTAATATCCAGGCAGTATGTCCTGTTCTACTTAATTCTTTAGGGGCATGCGCGCTATGACAGATATATAATATGTCAGCTGATTGAGTGAATCTTAAATCAGGGATTTGAGCGGTTGTGTAGGTAGTACTTATTTCGTAAGCAGGACCGCCACTTGTAATTTGTCCTTCGTCTTTATAGAAACGAATGTAATTATTTCCGAATTCTAAAACGTAGGCTTGTATAGTTGAGAATATAAAAGGAATTAATCTTGTTTTATTTGCTTCTGTTTTAACAGCGGATATAAATCTAGTACCTGGCCTTTTGTCGATAGGTCCATGAGGAAAGCAATAAAAATTTTCTAATTTAGATACAGCATCTTTATATTTAGCAAGTTCTACACGTCCCTCTAGCAAGGGGCTAAACTCACCTGCTGTAAAATTAGTCTGAAAAGTATCAGCTCTAATTCCAGATTCTGTTGGCTTTTTTGTCGCCATTAAAGATCACCTGATCCGATACTTGTTCCTTTAGTCCTCGCGTCTAACCACAGATTTGCTTCTAAATCATCTGGGTAGTTAGCTTGAGCATCAACTGATTTAGCATCTTTGAGGTGTAATCTATAAACACCTAGTAATTCTTCAGCTAGTGTACTGCTCTGAGTTAATCGCTCTGCTATAGTAGCAGCTAAGCGAACTGCCAAGGC